TGGCAGTTTAAAGATAACCCACAAGCAGCAGCATTCGCACTAGATGACTACAAGAAAGGACTCGACAGTATGCGCTCTAATCTTATTGAGCCTGCTCCCTTCTATATGACTGACGACAGAATGAGATTCGTATAATATGGCAGCTTCCCAACCGTTTGGTTTCTCGTGTAAAGGTGGTCTTAATACCAACCTTAGCCAGCTTGAACTTCTTCAACAGCCCGGAGCTGCTACAGAGTTAATTAACTTTGAAGTTGACCCCGACGGCGGGTATCGACGTATTAATGGTTTTATAGCCACAAGTTCTGCTAAGCCTAATGGCACTAACACTATTTTAGGCTTGATGGCTTATGCAGGAGGTCTTATAGTCTGTAGCGGAACAGGTATTTTTTGGACTGTTGATTTTGTTAGTTGGACACAGATTAACAGAGGAACTATTACTGGGGGAGAAAAAACTTATACTGAATTTACTGGCCAATCACTGGTTGCACGTACAGGTCAAGGTCGATGCTCTATTTCAATATACGAAGGAAACTTATCTCCTTACGGCGAAGTAGTTATTTGTGACGGTGTTAATGCGCCCTTTTATTTTTACGTTAAAGGTACAGGCGGCGCAAACGACTCTACTCGTCGATATGTTTCAGGCCCTTTAGTAGACCACTCTCATCAAACTCTTGGCGCATCCTCAGTGTCTACAGTTCACGGACAGCAGTTAGTAGTTGGAGGGACAGCTACAGACCCGAATGAAATATATACTAGCGCCCTAAATGACATATCTGATTTTGCAGGCACAGGTTCAAATGCAATAAGACTGGCTGACAAAGTTGTAGGACTAAAAAGTTTCCGTGGTGACTTAATTGTATTCTGTAAAAACAGTATCTATAGGGTGGTTAGTTTAGAATCCGCCGATGCACAGACAGCCGTAGTACCTATTACAAAGAACATAGGCTGTTTAGATGCTAATAGTATTCAAGAAATTGGCGGCGACTTAGTATTTTTAGCTCCTGATGGTATACGAACACTAGCAGGTACAGCACGTATTGGCGACGTTGAATTGACTTCTGTAAGTAGAAATATCCAAAACATTATTTCAAAAATTACAAAGGCTGCTGTTCCATACGATATTTCAAGTGTAGTTATACGTAACAAATCTCAATACCGTTTATTTTATAGTAAAGCTGGCGACTCGCCTGCAATAGCTAGAGGAATTATTGGGACATTTACAGGGCAGGGTTACGAGTGGTCTGAAACTTGTGGTATTGAAGCTGTTGCAACAACTTCAGAACTTTCAAACACTGGAGGACGAGAACAAGTTTTTCATGGCGATAGACTTGGACAAGTTTATTTTCACGATTTAGGAAATAAATTTATTCATGCTGGAATAGACGCTAACATTAAATCAGCGTATCAGTCACCTTCTTTAGACTTTGGTGATATGGGCACACGTAAAACTATTCAGTACGTTAAAATTTCAGCGACTCCTGACGACGACAATATTACAGTTGCAGCAGAGCCTAAACTTAGTGTTTCTTTTGATTTTGAAGACACCAATATTCAGCAACCTCCAACTTATACACTACCTTCTATTTATCCGGTTGCAGAGTTTGCATTAAGTAGATTCAGTAACGACAGCTTTACATCTTATTTTGGAGCGTCAGACAATCCTCTTATACGCCAGCCTGTTCAAGGGAGCTGCTACTCTAGCTCTTATAAAATAAGCAGCGAAGACCAACTTTCACCATACACCATTAATGGTTTATATATTAATTACGTACCCGCAGGCAGGAGATAACTAGATGGCAGGCACAAGCTATACACGACAAAGTACAATTTCAGACGGTAACATTATTACTGCGTCTATTTTTAACAATGAGTTTAACCAACTGCTAAACGCTTTTGCATACGCAAGTAGCGGTACTACAGGCCACTCGCATGATGGCAGTGCTGGTCAAGGCGCAGCAATCTCTAAGATTGGCGACCAAGACTTTAAAAATAAAATTGAAGTAAACGATTCTATTAATCGCTGGGATTTTTATGTAGAAAATGGGTCTGGAGTTTCTACTTTAACTATGAGATTAACTGGAACAGCTCTTACAGGTGCAACTAACAACACGGTTAGTTTAGGCGCACAAGCTGTTAAATTCTCAAATGTTTACGCTATAAACGGAGATTTTGAAACTTTAAATGTTGCAGACGACGCAACATTTGTAGGAACTACAGCAGCTAATAAAATTACTTTTGACAAAAGTTTAAACGCACTTCATTTTGCTGACAACATGGCTCTTTCGTTTGGGCAGCTTAGTGCGTCGCCCGGAGACCTACGTATTTACCACGATGGAAGTAATAGCTACATTAAAGAGCTTGGTACTGGGAATTTATTTATTCAGGGTGACACTAACGTCAACATTGGTAGCGCCAACGCTTCGTCATCTTTACAGGTAAGTTCTGCTGGAACAGTATTCAGAGGAAGCAATACGCTTGTTTCTACGCTAACTAGCACTGGTATGAAGTTTGAAGACGATAAAATTATTTCGTGTGGCGATTCAGACGACTTACAAATCTATCACGATGGCAGCAACTCTTTTATCAAAGATGTAGGAACAGGCAACCTAAACATTCTTGGGGGCACCGATGTGTTTATCGGAACCACTAATAGCACAATGGCTAACCTTAGTTCTACTGGCTCTGTAGACTTATATCACAACAATAGCAAAAAGTTTGAAACTACTAGCGCAGGCGCATCTATTACTGGTACAGCAACAGCCTCAACAGGTTTGACTGTTGGTGACGCTACTTCAAGCTTGCAGCTAACTCATGATGGTAATAACAGTTACATTAAACATGTACATTCCGCAGGAACTTTGCGTGTCCCTACTCGTTCATTTACTGTTCGAAACGCTGCTGACAACAAGACTTTAATTAGAGCAGTTGAAGGCGACACAGCAGAGCTATATCACGATGGTCAAAAGAAAATAGCGACAGCGGATACAGGGGCTACTGTAACAGGCGCACTCGTTGCTTCAAATAAACTTGGCGCAGGCTTAAAAGATTACGGCGACGGTAACGGTTCTGTTCCTTTACTACCTACAAAACCTCTTCACGTTTATCATGCAGATAATGATGTCTTGGCTCAAATTGAGTCGGGAGATACAGGAGCAGGCTTGTCGCTTATAGATTCTACTACTACAGCAGTAATTAGAGCAGATAACGGCGTACTTAAATTGATGGCTGACTTTAGTAATCAAGTTGCTGGCTCTCACATTGAGCTTCATGTAGACGGTTCTCAAGTAGCTGAAGTAATTACAACAGGTTTAAATGTTACTGGTACTATAAATGCTACTACTGCTATTGATACTCCTAGTATCGAAGTTACAAACCTTAAATCTCGTGACGGCACTGCCGCAGGTTCTATTGCAGACTCTACAGGTATTGTAACTATTGATAACGGACTTGAGTTACCAAATGATAAGATAATAAAGCTTGGCGATACCGGAGCTATGGAGATTTTCCATAATGGTCAAAACAGTGTTATCAGAGAGCAAGGCCCCGGAGCTTTAAGCTTACGAGGAAACGAAGTAACTATTAAAAACTTTGGTGGAACTAAAACTCTAGCTCATTTAAGACAAGACTTAGGCGTAGAGCTTTACTACAACAACGTTAAAACTTTAGAAACTGTTGACGGCGGCGCTGCCGTTACTGGAACTCTGTCTGCTGGCATAACTACTATTTCAGGTGCAGGCGCTGCTACTACAGACCCGACTCTTATTGTAGACCGAACTGGACTGGTTGATGGCGCTATCCTGAGTTTAAAGGCTGGCGGTACTGCTAACGCAAACTTCTTTTCTACAGGCGGTAACAGAGTAATCCTTTGTGACAATACTAATAAAGGTATTAAGTTTACCCCCTCGTCTGTACATCCTAGAACTTCTACTAATGGCGCTTTAAATAACACAATAGACTTAGGTCTGGCTAGTTCTAAGTTTAGGAACGTTTATGCGAATGGCATAGTCTTTGATGAAGTTATAGGCAATGCGAGCAGTAATACCCTTGATGACTACGAAGAAGGAACTTGGACTCCCGCATACACCGCAGTAACTGCTTCGCCTTCTGTTACCTATGACTCCGGTACTGGTGGACACTACACAAAAGTAGGTCGTTTAGTAACACTTACTGGTCGTATTAGAACAGATGCTGTAGATAATTCGCCCGGCGGTACAGACGCAGCCGGTGGTCTTAGAATTTCAGGACTTCCGTTTGTAGTTTCTAGTAATGTTAATGAGCTACAAAACGGCACTTTACATGTGGGGCAAATTAAAACTTTTACATCAGGGAGATTCCCAGCAGGAGGGTACGCAGTTCGAGCCTC